CCCACTTGCTTCCTCTGCCGCGGACCGCGTCCTCCTAGATCTACCCTCCTTCCCTACACGACGCTCTTCCGATCTTACGAAGACCACCTCCTTTTTTCTTCTTAACAGCTTTTTTCTTTTTCTTTCCACCAGGAGTTACTTTGCCACTGCAAACTGCAGATGCATACATATTAGCATAAGCTGATGGGTAAACATCAAACTTTCTTTTTGCTGCAGCTTTTCCTTTAGCACAAAGTTTAGCCATACTTAAACCCAGCCGCCTCCTGTACCTCTAGTACGTTTATTTCCTTTACCAGCACCTATATTAGGTTTAAAACCTCTGAGTGCAGCACGAACACCGCGAGGTGCATGACTTACTTTCTTCTTCTTACCTTTTCCTACACGACCACCCTTAGAATCGCCTTCATAAAGTTCTGCTTCTTCTAGTCTTTCACGTACTTCATCAGACATTTTATTCCTGTCTACTTCGTACATTGTTTCATATCCCTCTTTCCGAGATATTTCACCAGGATAAAAAGCAAAACGTCCACCTTTTGTTGGGTCTTTTTTAGAAACAGGATCAGATTGTTCCTTAGAAACTTTATTAGCTTGGTTAACTTTAGATTTTTTAGCTGTAGCTGCTTTTCTATTCTCTTCTGTTCTCCTAGCTGCTGCTGCTTTTTCTTTTGCTGCTTTCCTAGCGTCTTTAACATCACTCTGTAGATCAACTACTGCTAGACCTGTTGCTCCTGCAGCAAATAAAGCCGCTTTTTGTCCTGCTGTCAATCCCTTGCCCTTTTCAAACTCTATCCTTGTTTTCATTTTAGTAGGAGTTGTAGGTTTAGGTTTCTTAGCTGCTGGTGGTTTCTTAGCTGCTGGTGGTTTCTTAGCTACTGGTGGTTTCTTAGCTACTGGTGGTTTCTTAGCTGCTTCTGCTAATCTTTGTGCTTTTTGTTTACCTACTTGTTCAAGTGGTTTTCCAGTTTTTTTTATTTGGTTATCTACAGCTTTTTTAGTTGCTTTCTTAAAACCTTTTTTTATTAAAGCTTTTGCTATTGCTGGAGCAGCCCTTACAATTACTGCCCCTATTATCAATGGAATTGCCATAATATTCTCCTTTAATTAAAAGCCACGTAAAGCACGACCTGCTCCACGCCCTGAAAAGTTATTTCGTTTCTTAACTTGTCCACCCTTCTTCATTGTCTGATACATTCCTGTTTTAGGATTAAATTTTTGATTACCATAAATAAGATCAAGAGGTTCATTTTCTTCATCAGAAATTATAGCCTCTTCAAGTGATTTATCTTTAGGCTTTCTTTTTCCTCCTCCTTTTCTATTCATAGCATCAATCTCCCTTTGATACTTTGTAGCAGGACTTTCATTAGGGTTAAGAGGATCAAAAATAGGACCAGCCATTATAGTCTCCTTTAATTAGTATTAGCTACTAGATTGTCATCTGCGCCAGCAGGACTTGCAGGACTTTGCATATCATCCCTACGTGTTCTACGTGCCTGATTGCGCTGTAGTTCTAGAAGCTGTGAGTATCGTTGTTCAAATAATTGTGAAGTAGGATAGTCTTTTTGAAAGACCATAGCCTCTATCATAGAAGCATTGAAAAGAAGGTCATAACAAAAGTCAGTATAATAGTTTTCAGGAGTTGCAGATGTTAATGTTACTGGGCGACTAACATGTACAACTTGTCCACCGTAAGTAGAAGCAGGAGTAGGCGCAATCAAAACTGTAGAATTATTACGAGGAGCGTAATATCTTGGCTCATCAGTTGATGCGCTTACAGGCCAGTAGTCATTAATATATTCATCTGTTCTCTGTAACAAATTAATTTTTGTAGAGTTACTTACAATATTAATATTCTTAACTATTCTTGTTCCTGTAGGTAAAGTAAGGATATTATTCCCAGAAGAAACAGCAACAGAAGTATAAGAAACTAAACCATAGTCATCTAAGTCTTTTGTTAAACGCTCTTCAGCACGATTAACCATCTTAGGAATATAGTTAATAAACTCTGTTCCTTCATTTTCAGATGCCTGAATAATATCGTTTACTAAATAGGTATAATCAACCATAGAACACTGCTAATGTAGCGGCTGAAGTTGGAGCAGAAACTACAACTGTCCCTTTCATTGCAATACCTAAATCAGAGAAATAAACTTCATTTGCATCAGATGCTGTTGTATTTACAAACCTAATATTATTTCCTTTAACTGTACCTCGCGCATCAGTAGAAGTTCCAGTAATAAGAAACTGACCAACACCTGTAGCAAATACAGAACGGATACGAGTATCTGCAAGAGAGACACTAGTTACAGTATCAAGAACTGCACCACTTCCAGTTACAAATCCCTGTCGAAGAGTAGTTGCCATGTTTTATTCCTTTATATAAATAGAAATCTGATTATTTGTATTATATAACAAGACCAGTAATTACAAAAGCAAAGGGTGAAGAAAAAGAAGTTTGTATCTTTCTCTCCACCCTCACCTAACTTAGTCTATATTAACCTAGTTTACGCTGCTCTTAGGACGAACCAGAAGCACCGTAATAGCTACGCCAATCAGAGAAGCCGAAGCTGTAACGCTCACGCGCTTTAAACCTAAGATTGCCTGTATCGAAATCAGGTTCCATGTTGGTAGACAGAGGAGTACGCTCAAAGTGGATCATTCCACGAGGCGCATCCGTCATGATGAAGAACGCATCAGGGTCCGTCAGGAAGTCATTGACGGCATAACCATCAGGCAACATTCCCATTGAACGAATCGCGTTCGTATCATTGTCTGCTGTTCCAACACGAAGGTTTGAAACCATCAAGCGTTCTGCAATAAATTGCAGTTGACGCGGGATAAGTAACTTCGTGCCACGAAGAGCAACCTTCAAACCACGCTCGTCCACAAAACCTGCGATATTGATAAGGGCATCTTCAAGAGATGTCTCGTTCAAATCAGCAGCTACTGCGGGTTCGTTGGCAAACGTCCCACCGTTGGTTAACGGGTGGTCTGTCGCACAAAGCGCAACACCGTCACCACCAGCAGAAGCGCCAGCAGTAAATGCGTTGTTAAGAACCGCAGCGGCCTTAACTTGCTTTGTGTGTGCCATTGAACGAGCCAACGCACGAGTATAACGCGAACCAAGACGATCATACAGATTGTCTTCGATAGCTTCCTCAGTGATTGAGAATGCCAGCGCAATAGTTTCGTGGTTGTAACGAGCAGTGTAAGCTTCGTTAGCGTCGTCAAAGTTTACAGAGGAACCTTCCGATTTGGTAGGTGCCGCTCCGAACCCACTCAACATAACTTCCTCTTCGAATGCTCGATCAGAAGATTCTGTTGTGTAGATCTCCGCGTGTTGGTTTTCGTACCGATTGTACTCCATACCAAACAGCGCGTTGAGGCCCGGTTCTAGCTCTTTCGCTAGTTGTGCGCGAGAAATAGCCATTCTTTAGACCTCCTTAAACGCCAGTAGTCGATGGAGTACCAGCAACAATCGCACCATTGGCGGAGTTGAAGCTGTTATTCAATCGAACAATTAATGGGATACCAGCCGCAGTAAAGTCTGCATTTTCTGGGTCATCTTGAATGCCCATAATACGCAGTTGCAATGCCGCAGTGGTGGCGATTGTGCTAACACCCAACTTAGCAGATGAGATGCCTGTGGTTGAAGAACCAGAAGCAGCCGCTGCAAAGTTTGCGTTTGCGAACACATGACCCTGCGCAGTTGCTTCGCTAGTCAATGAAGCGTCTGAGCAGATAACAAATGTCTGCATTGGGTTGTCATAAACAAAGGCTTTGACGGGATGATTAGAATCCGCGCCAGAACCGGGCCAGCTATTTGAGAAAATAGTCTCACCAGTGGTGGACGATACATATTCGCATCCCCAGAACACACCAAGTAGACCTACCGTTCCACCAGTAGCCGCGCCAACAATATCAATAAAGCCTGTTGACAGCGGTTTTACGGGTGAACCTTGGTAAATCGCGTTAGTGTTTCCAGAGGCGATACGATACTCGGTCGCACCAGTGGTGTTTGCAGCCTGACCGACTACACCAATCGGACGAAGTCCGAAAGCACCGTTACTGTTTGCCATTTTAGCAATCCTCTTTCAATTAATCGGAGTCTCTACGAGATCCCCCGAATGATACACGACTTTGCCGATTATTACTTATCGGCATCGAAGGATGTTGTTCCTTCATAAGGTCCTGATCTACAGCAGTCATCTGTTCGCGGGTTCTGCCCCCGTAATATGCAGTTCTTTCTGCTACTGTTTCAACAGGTATTCGGCACAGCATCAGTCCGCCTTGACCAATCACACCCTCATACCGACCATCGTCGATAACAGGTGCTTCATAGTTTGGATATTCGTCTTTCCGGACAGGTTCCCATCCTTCGCGTAGCTTGGCGTTGACATTCATTTTGTCTTCCTCACCACGCATTGCAACTCGTATCCAACGATGCACAAAGCCCTCTGGGGCATCAGGTGCTGCAAGGTGACTGGGCGGAGCCCATGGTTTTCTGCGCGTTTCTGTTTCGCGTGTTGCGCTTGAGCGCGGTTTTCTGTCAGCCATAATATTAATCCTTCACAAATTTTGCATATTCTTCAAGCGGTACATTTAGACGTTTCGCCATCGCTATTTGTGACGGTGATAGTTTAACCGACCTGCGCCCCGTTTTTGCCGTACTGCGAGATGCTGAAGCGCCAGCCGAGGCGACCTGTGCTCCACTCGATTTCTTCGCCTGAAACTTATTCGGAAACTCCGAACGCATTCGACGATCAACTTCAGTATAGTATTCTTCGCTGGCTGGGTCAAACCCCTCTTCTTCAACGAGCTTCCTATGTATTCCAAAAGCAGCATAAGTCATGACTTCGTCAGAACCAAACCAATCGTTTTTCTCCGCCCACGACTGCGCCTTTGGATCAGGCTTTGGTGCAGGGGGAGCAACTGGTTGCTGCTGCGGAGGCATCTGCGGCGCAGCCGCTGCTTGCGCAGGCTCCGCAACTTGATCCTCTGATCTCTGCTTTGCAATCCGCAAACGCTCCTGCTCAATAGACATCTTGGACAAGGCTTCTTGAGCCTCAAACATTTTGTCCGTATCGCCAGCGTCATAGGCTTCTTTGTACAGCCTTTTCGTAGCTTCTACCTGAGCATCTATTCGAGTGCCGTACTCAGACAAATAACCCTTGTCCAAGTTCTGGACACGGCTTTTTAGGCTCTCGTTTTCCTGCAAAAGCTGCTGCGCTAAACGAACGGCCTCTTCACGATCCCGTTCTTCCTTGCGATATCTCTCGGTTAACTTTTTTATCCGAGCTTGAACCTTGTTACTGTAACTATCTAGCTCATCATCGCCCGATTCCGCAGCAGGCTCTTGCGCTTCCGGTTCTTCAACAACCTCTTGACCCGCAGGTTCTTCAGCCGCCTCAATCTCTACTTCTACGCCCTCGTCTTCGAGAACTTCTTGTTCTTCCGCCATTGGTATCTCCTAAACCTGCTTAATGTCGTCGGGCTCTAAGATCGTAGCAATAACCTCGTCGTCATTGATTATACGAACTTCGCCCCCATCGATCTTAAATCTCGATCCCGAGTATCGACCGATACAAACCCATTGTCCCTCCGCACACCAAGGTGCAGCATCTGGACCAAACTTATCAGGGTCTTTGTAAGCAATAGGACCAACCTTTAAAACATACGCAACAACCGTTGCTACAGCTTCACGATCCCGAACCTCGTCAGGGATATGTAAACCGCCCTGTGTTTTGGTAGCACCTTGATAAGGCATAACTAAAACACGCCAGCCCGTGGGCTGCGGTAGTCTTTCAAGAAGGGGTTTTTCTAAAAGAGAAGGATCTAAAACCTTCTCGGTGGTATCAACATACGCGCTACCAACGTCAGAAGAAGCAGCGGTGTTCCCTGCTTTCTCTTTGTTAATTTTCTGCGCGACATGATCAGGAAGATATAAGGTCTTCGACATCGTCAGCGTGGTTCTCCAGCAGGGCTTTGATTTCCTCACGAGCGTAGGCAATGCCCCGTACTTCACCTACCATGAGCTTATACTGCTCCCAGTCTTTAGCAGCATCATGTGCAAGAGCAGACGCAATGTCCTGCTCTCGTTCCTTCAGGATCTTATACATATATGTAGCGAAAGCAACAGCGTCCATTAAAGAATATCTCTCTCTGAACCCTCGGCCATAGACTTAATCGGGCCACCCTTCACCCAGTCATTGCAAACGTGGTCTGACGAACACATGAATTTGTACATCTGGCAGTAACCCAGATCACCAGAATCATCGCCAATACATTCCAACATGTCTTCCGTTTGGTTATAAGCTCCGCAGTTTCCACAAACCTCGGTCAGCTTAAAGCCTCCGTCCATAGAGGGATCCCGATAGTTCGCTTCTTCTACCGCAACCTCTTTGGCTTCCATGTTTGCTTCAGCATCCTTGGTGGCTATAGGACAGCTTGGACCTCCACCGTCACCGTCCTGCATTTTATCTACCGGAATACCATCCGGTATAATGCTAATCATAATACTAGGCATTAAAATGTCTTCCCACGGTTAGAATTGTCTCGAACATCACCCGCTCGACCACCGAGAAAAAACTTCTTGGGCTTCTTATCTAACATCTCTTCGAACATCTCAGGGTTCTTACGAAGAAGTTTTTCCACCTCTTGCGCTACCGCAGTCTGTCCTCCCGCGCCGGGGCTCTTCGAACCGCCCATCGCTTCGTCTCCTGTGGACCCCTTTAAAAATCGGTCCAGTTGTTCGCGTGTAAAACTCGGCATGATAATCTGTTATCCTTTTTGAAAGTGGGGCATATCGACAAAGGGCGTCCGTTTTTGACTACGCCGAAGGTCTACATAATCGTTGTATGCGTCCAGCATTGTACCATCCCACTCTAGGATGTTGTCAATGTGCCAAGCACCTCCCCATTTAAGCTGCTTAATGCCCATATCCTTAGCCGTTTTTACAATAGCATCGCCAACATCATCGTAAAACTTCAACTCCCAACAAACTTTCGGACCCAAAAACACCATGAAATCAAAAGCCATTCCATCCAAATGCTTGCTTTTCATAGTTTTCGAAGCCCCGGAATCCACAAGGGAACGCTGCTCCTCTATCGTTCTCAACCCGCCAAGGTGGGGAATGCCAAAGTCATACGGCGTATTATGAATGGCAGTGCGAACCAAAGTGTATAACTCTTCATCAATACCTTCGATGCGGTCCAGACTACGCTGGCTTAATTTAAAATTACTCATATCATTTCCTCTTAAAAAAGGCTTGTGCCCCGCGCACACCAAAACTCGCTGAAATTGCAATTCCAAGGCTGTAAAAATACCAGTCGGGCGCTTTAGAAAGCTGCGCAAACCCACGGTCAACCCAACCTTCTGCTCCCGGAATCCAGCATAAAATCAATGGGATAGACAGGATTACTACGAACCATTCGTCCTTCCAACTGGATTTTGCGCCCTCTGCCATGATGCGCTCCCAGTCAGCAACGCTTGTCTTTTCGGACAATAATATCTGGGCTTTCGCCTTCGCCTCAGTGAGCTTTAGCTCCGCAGCAGCCGCATTCTTATCCGCCTTGCCTTGCAACCAACTTCCCGCAAGGTTTGCGACAGGGCCTAGTAATGCCTGTATCATTTCTCAGAACCCAACCAAACGGCGAACGCTCCTGTAAGCGCCCCAGAGCAAATCGAAATCATTGCGGATTGTTGCGTTGACAAATCGTCAAGGCTCATCCCCCACTCCAAAACGCGTATATACATGATCGTCATCACCAGCATCATAAGACGCGGCATAATCTTCCAAGCCAGTATTTTTTCCATGTCAAACCTCTATGTTTAACTTCGTCCCCTGCGGACGATCCGCATTAGTCTTGCGCCCAAACCTATCATAACTTTCCTGTAAGTCCAATCGTTGCTTTACAAGAGCCTCTAAATGGCTGTGGTTGGCCCGGTGTTCTTTTTCTACCCTCTGCTCCACAAGATGCGTTTCTATGCGCTCACGGGCCCGCGTTTGAGCGTGTATGTCGCTTCCTACATTAAACGGAGAAGAGCCTACTCCTGAAACCCCGTCTGCCATCAGATGCGCCCCTGCTTGGCTAAAATTATCACAATCGTAATACCCAGCATTATAGAAACAATTATAACCGCTCCGCCATAAATAACTATACGCTCAACCAGCTTGGCCTTACGCTTCCTTTCCGCTTCCGCCTTCGCCTTGCGGTCCTTCCGCGCTTGAACTCTTATAGCTTGAAGCTCGCCCCAAGCAGAAAAACCCCTAGTGGCTATCACAATCTGCCTAAGTTCCTCCTCGGCGTCCTTGGCCCTTTGCAAGTTTACAAACGTCTCCATCGCATTTTCATCCGAGCCTGAAAACAAACTGTTTTTCTTTTTCTCATGCGCAGCGCGTAAATCATCCACCCCATCGAAAAACTCACCGATTTGCTTAGTGACATTAACGAGCTCTTTGCCCGCAGAAACAGCAGACTTAACCGCAGCTAACGCTGTAAAGGGGTCTATCATACACGTTCACCCACCTTGGCTACAGGAGGACACCGGAAGTCATACGGTATCCGTATTATTCTCGGGTAATGATAGTAAAAATACGAAACGTCTCTAGGACAACGATACACACACGCCTTGTACATATCGCCGCCATGCATTCCCACCAGCACCGCGGTGAGCGCACACAACACTAGAACTCTCCGACAAACCTCTGTGGTCGGGCTATCGGACTAAACCGCCTGTTCACCATACCGCCAGAAGAATATTTACTTTTACCCGCTTTGCTTAAAGCAATAGCAACCGCTTGATTTTGCGGTTTTCCAGCAGCCATTTCTGTCTTGATGTTCTGGCTGATAACACCTTTTGATGTGCCTTCTTTAAGAGGCATTAGGTCCTCCGTAACATGGCTTCTCGCTGCACATCGATCCGCTCTTGGTTCACAGCGTTGCGATTGTCCGCAACCTCTTCCTGTAAATCCAATCGCGCAGCATCCGTAACAGCACGTTGCTCCAGCTTCGAATTCTCTAGCTCAATCCGAGCCTGATCCATGGCCGTCTTATGTTGTGCTTCCATCTGCTTGATAGAAAGCTCCTGCATACGGATCTTAACTAGCGGATCTTCCGAACCATCGTTACCCGCAGAACTTAACTTAGGCATCAAGTCCTTAATCATCTCTTCCTCAACCTGCGCCACACGCGCCTCGATCTGGTCCGGTTGAAACTGTTGAGGCGGCTGTTGTTGCAACTGAATCATCTGCTGCTCCGCCGCCATCGGATCAATCGCCCCAGCTTGTGCCATCAACTGTAATTGCTGCATCTGCTCCTGAGGTTGAGTATTAATCTTTTCAAGCCCCTTATTCAGATCGGAAGCGCGTCGTGTAGGGATAGAG